CTATCGCTCGCGACGATTGAAGAACATTTGCCCGACCGCCATCACGGAGCCGGTGCCGAAGATGCCGGCGAGGATCACGCCTGACCAGTCGGCCACGAGGCCCGTCATCGGCGGGGTGAAGCCAGGACTGCCATAGAGCCAAGGGCAAACGAGATTGTCCCAAACGACCGCCTTCCACTCGTAGAGGATCCACGGCAGAGCAAACCCGCCGACCAGGCACATCAAAAATTTGCTCTGTGAGACAGTCTTCAGGAATTCAACGCGCGTCTGGCCTTCGGCAACGATGCCGGACACCAACGCCTTTGCCACCGTGACGTCGCCGCCGATGCGCGCCGTGGTGATCTGCACCTTGGCGTCGTAATACTTGGAGACAAAGTTGTTGATGCCGCCGAAGATCGCGGGGATCGCCTGAAAGAACGCCAGGATCGCAGTGAGCATCAGTCGTCATCCTTTGGCATCAGCGACCGCATGCGCGCCGCGATGGTGACGGCGGAAATGCCCATCAGAACCCAGCCCAAGATTTTCGGGTTGGCCTGCAGCGTCTCGGTGAGCTGCTGACGGAAGTCAGGGTCGCCGAGAAAATTGGCAATCGGGTCGATCCACTGTAGCGCCCAACTGATCCCCTGAATGACATAGGCAAACGCGAGCGTCACCGACTTGCCGCACAGCGCCCACACCTTCTGCCAGAAGCCGTCCGCCTCGGCATAGAACCGCGAGAATGTCGGCATCGCGTGCAGCACCGGCCGCAGGAACAGCGCGTAACCGACAAGAAGCCCCGGCAGCACCAGGGCAAGGAAAACCGGCCAGCTCATACCGAGGCTCCCTCAACATTCACCGGCGCGACAGCGTCAGGGTGCGGCGTGTCATGCTCCGCCTTCTTCGGCTTGAACTTCCACACCAGGAAGATCGCGAGTGCGACGGCGAGACCGATCGCAAATGCGACCGGCAGGCTAAGGCCCGATTGGGTGCCCGCGACGGTGCCCGAGGCCGTGCCGGAGACCAGTGACACCGCGGCCTTCTTGACCGTGGCCTTCGTCGGGACACCGGAGAACACGCGGCGCTGCGCCTCGATCCAATCGGCGTCGGGTGCGGGATAGCGCTTGCCCGCTTCATGCCAGGCCTGCGCTTTCAGGAAGGCGACGCCCTTTGCGCTCCGCCAGAATTCATCGTTCATGATGGTGTCGCGGGTCATGCCCGGCACGCGCGCCAGTACGAACTTGATATAGCTCTCGACGTTGTTGTGGCCTGACCAGATCGCGATCGCGTCGGCGAGGCGCTTGTTGCGGTAGTTCTTCGACGTGCGCCACAGGTCGAGCTGCGCACAAATGCCGGCAACATAGGTCGGAAAAACCGCGATATTGTTTCCCTGCCCCTTGCCGTCGTTGAGCGTGACGGCCTTCTTCTGCGCGCCCCACTTGATGGCGAGCGCACTGCCCCACATCGCGCCGGGGTTTTTGTAGCGAATGGACGCTGGCTCCATGGAAACTCTCCCTGCTGTTGCTGGGAGAGTGAGGCCGGTCACGCGCCGTCAAGCGTTGTAGCGCTATCAGCCCATGATTTCTCGCGCGGCCACAAATGTCGCGAGCGTTCCGCCATAGTAACGTGATCCGCCCTCCCCATTGACGGTGAACGTGCCTGCGGCAGGCGCACCGGTGCGGAGTTTGAACGTGGTGCTGGCGGTGGCGCCCGCAAGAACGGACCCCTTTACACTGAGGTGTCGATTTTCACCGGATGAGCTGATCCGCTCGCGCGATGAAAACAGCGCATCCGATCCGCTGTCGCGGCAGATGAACAGGGAATACAGCGTGCCGGCCGTACCATGACTGCAGGCGGCGACAAACCCTTCAATGTCGAGAAGGTTGGCTGCGGCTGTCGGGACGATATCCGTCGATAAAACCGCCATTCCCTCGGTGATCTGCGGGATCGTATCGTCATTCGGGATCGCATTGTTTGCGGTAAGAAGATTTCCTGATGTAGTAACCGATCGATTTCCTGTCGCCTCGCCCGGCCGCGGCACGCCAGGGCCATGCAGCACCATGCGCGAGGGCGCGGCATCCCACGTGCCGACCGATGTGAGGCCGGTGTCGTAGTCCGCAAAGCCGATGAGGCAGAAATATTTTGACGATTGCGCCGCCGTCGAATAAACGACTTGGTTGCTGTCAGCGCCGCCGGCGCCGCCCTCTGCCGTTGTCGAAATCGGCAAGCCATCGGGCAGGCCGCGAATGCTGCCGCCATTGAGACAATTGACCGCACCGAGCACCACGGCGGATCCGGTATCGATCGCCAGCAGCCAAAGACGAAACGCGGTTGCGTTGGCGGGCACGCCCATCACGGATCCGGACGAGATCGTCAGCAACAATGCCGACACGACCGGCCGCACGGTGTAACCGCCGCTACCGCTGTGAAACACGAAAACGACCGGCTCGGCCAACGATGGATCCCGGCCTGACGCGGTCTTGACCGCGAAGGTCACGGCGTTGCCGGAATGACTTTCGACAATCGACCCGCCGATCATGCCGGTGGACTTACGCGCGATCGCGGCTAACCCGGCGCCAGGCAGCGCAATGCCGTTGTGAAAAGGTTGCACTGTTGTGGGCACCGCATCCCACGTGCCGGCGGCGGTGAGCCCGCTTGACCAGTCGAGATAGCCAAGAACCGCGAACGGTTTCGAAGCGACGCTCGTCCCCGCATAGACCGTGAGAGAACTGTCGGCCGCGCCGGCCCCGCCTTCGGCTGTCGCGGACAGCAGGCTGTTGGGCGCCAGCATCGGCAGTGAAGCCGCACCGCGGCCCGCGTTAATCGCACCCAGCCGGAACGTTCCGGCATCGTTGAAGCCGATCAGCCACAGCGAGAACGGCGCGGCATTGGTGGTGCCGAGCGAAGATCCGGATGAGATCACCAACGACGTCGCCGCCGTTAACGACATCATGGTGAACCCGCCGTCGCCCAAGGCGGCCGAGCGCACAATCACGTGCACCGGATCCGAGCTTGACGGATCATTACCGGCCAGTGTCTTGATCGCAACAGTCAGCGCGCCAGAGCCGACGCTTGAAGTGATGACGCCGTTGATGAGAGAGAAGCCCTGCGACGATGTTGCGAGTGTGCGGGCAATGACGGCCTCGGCCGACACCGCGGCGCCGGCGGTTTGCGCCACCAACTCCCAGCGCGAGATCGCATTGCGATAGCGCAAGCTGGCGGAAGTCTTTGGCGAAAGCACGATGTCGGCGCCGCCGAGATCGAAACGATTGGCGGCGCTCGAAGAAGCGCTGGCGTTCTTCAGCGTGAGGTTGAAGCTGCCGGCATTGTAGATCGTGATCTCGCGGCCGTTGGTTGTCTCAGTCGCTGTGGTCGGCACCATGCCGGTGAACTCGCGCGCAGCGTCGCTCGTCAAGACCAGATGACCGGCGTGCTTCAGGCCGGTCGGATTAAAATCGACAACGTCCGCGGTTATCTCCGCCGGCGCGAGGATCTCGCGGATATTTTTCTTGGCGAGGCGGATGCCGCCGGCGGTCGAGCCGTTCCCGACGTGCAGCTCTTGCTTTTCGGTATCGTAGCCGACTTCCGCCGGGTTTGGTGTCACTCCTTCAACCTCGGCCGTGCTGCCGCGGATGTGTTGAACGCGAATGCTCATGGCGCATATGTCCCATAGTCGCGGGTTTCAGTGGGTGCATCGACGTAGAAGCCGTAGTCAGGATTTTCGAGGATCGCCGCATAGCCCTCGGCTGCGTTGGCTGATCCTGCCGCGGACTGCGCATCCGCGGATGCGGTTTCCGCTGCTGCGACCGCAATATCGCGCGCAGCCTCAGCGGCTTCCTGCGCCGCGGTGCCGGTGTGATCGTCCGAATATTGCTTGGTAACGAGATCTTCCGGTTGTATCGGATCTGCGGCCTTCAATCGCCGCGACCGGAAGTCCACCGCCGTTTCACTAACAGCAAAGGGCGTGACCGTGCGGTTCTGCCGATTGCGCAACTCGGCGTCACGCATCGCGCCAGCGTCCGCAATCTGCTGGTGAACCTCCGGGTTGAAGCGGTTCAGATTTTTGAAATCAGTGCCCTGGACGGCCGGCGTGATGCGCTCGACCCAGATTGTCAGCGGGCTCAGCGCGCTTGCAATCGGAAAGGCAATGCGGCCGATCGTTACTGCCGCGGAGCTATCAAGCGTCACGGTGAAATGCGTGCCGCGGATCAATTCGACGGACAATCCGTCACCATCCAAATAGCCGCAATGGACGTCAGCCTGTTGCTGCGCCTGCATGCCCGGCGTGAAGATCGTCTCCACGCCGGTGTAGATCAGTTCCGCATATGAGGCTTCTGTGGCGACTGTCATGCCCGCAAGGTACGGGCGGACCGGCGGCGTCAAGCGTGCGCTAGTTGCCCACGATCGCCCCGAAGTTCGGCGCGCGGCGGGTTTCGGTGCGACCCGGCGGCAGCCAGTAGTCCTGCCCCCACTCCTTCTTGGCCTGCCCTTCGATCCTGGCAAAGCGCTCGCGGGCGCGCGGATCCGCCATCAATGCCAGCTGATCGAGGACGCCGCGCTGAAATGCCAGCCGCGAGAACCACAGCGACGATCCGGGGATGTGGCGGCCGAGCGCATACAAAGCATCGCCGGCGAAGTGCGTTTCCTGACCCTTGCCTGCCTGCTGGATGTTCTTGATGACGAAATCGCCCAGGATGCTTTCGGCCGACGATGCCAGCGGGCCGGCCAGCGTCGCCGCCCAGGAGTTGCCGTAGCGGGTCTGGTCGAGAAACAGGATGTCGCCGAACACGCCGAAGCCGCCGCCCTGCAGCACCGCCTTGCCCCAAGCCCGCAGGCCGTTGCCCGTGGTCGGATCCAGCGACAACGGGTCGCGGCCGCTGGCGACCTCCTTGGTCTGCATCGACAACACGCCCAGCGCCGTCATGACCGAGAACGCCAATGCAGAATGTGCCAGGCGCGAGCCGTCCCAGCCGCGCGCGGCCGCCCGCGAGAAGTGCATCATCACGAAGGTGGCCGGAAACGAACGGTACATGCTGACGGCGCGGCGGGTTTCACCGCCGAGCGAGCCCGGCTTGCTGTCACCGATCATCAGCGCGCGCGTTACCGGATCGCCTTCGATCACCGCATAATCCATTTCGGTGTCGATCATCCGCTGGAACTTGTCCGCGGCGGCGCGGTGCGCCGGGGTGGCGCCCTCTGCGATGTCGATCGGCCTGACGAGCACTGCATTGGGCTGCGGCTCATGCGGCGCCGTGGCACGGATCAGATCCCAGTCGCCCTCCGCGATGCCGTACCGGGACAGCGCGCCGCGGAATTCATCCGACAACGCGGCGAAGGCCTTGCCGCGCTCACGTGCGACATGCGCCATCATTTCCAGTCCGAACGCGCCGCGCAGCATCGCCGTCCACTTGCGCAGGCCCGAGGCGCGGATATTGGCGCTCGAGAGTTTTTGCGCGAGGCCGGTCCGGATCTCCTCACCCATGATCCGGTCGACCTGACCGGCCGCGTGCGCGAGACTGTCGAGCACCAGTCCCTGCTGGGCGACGAAAATCTCGCTGCCCTTTTCGGTCATCATCGCGGTTGCGCGCTGCAGCGTGTTCATCACCGGCAGGCCGTTGAAGCGCGCCACCATGGCGAGCGAGCCCGGATCAGTGAACGACGAAATAATCGCCGAGCCCAGCTGGGTCGCGGACAGCCAGTGCCGCGCATTCGCCATCCCTGTTGCGAATGTCGTATTGACCGCGACCTGATTGGATCCGGTGACTTCGGCGTAGAGATCGTCGAACAGCCGCTTCTCCAGCTTGATGCGGCTTTCGATCCCCCGATTGGTCTTGACCGCCGCGGCGAGATCCGCCGGCGTCGCGTTGGCGCCAGCCGTCACCGCCAGGCGCGCCGCCTCGCGGTCAAAAAGATTGTGGATAAATGTTTTGGTCGCTTCCGGATTTGGCCCCAGCACACGCAGCGCCGCGATGTCGTCGGCCATGCCCTTGATGTGGTTTGTCATGGTCTCGAACACGCTCTGATGCGTGCCGACGGCGTCGGCGATCGCCTGCCAGCTCTCCGCGCTTTTCCACGAAAAGAACCGGGCCATGTCGCGCTGGTTGGCGAGCATCGGCCGCCCCGATCGCGCGGCCGTCACCGGCCCTTGCGGACCGTCGATGATGTCGGACGTGACGCTGTCGAGCAGCTGATTAAACCGGGCGTCGTTCAGCGGCGCGCCGGTGTCCCAGTCGAGCATGTCGGCGCGATCGGCATGGTCGCGCACCAGCTGGCGGAAACGATCGGCGCCCAGCGCGCGCACCTTCGCGGCATCGATCGCCGGGTTGGGCAGCCGCCAGTTTTCGCGTTCGGCCAGCACGCCACCGGCTGCGCGATACTGATCGCCGAGGCTTTTGGCGACCTTGGCCCATGCCTGGGCGGCAAGGCCGGCCTCGGGCTGCGTGGTGCCCTGACCGTAAACCGCGCGCAGCACGTCCAGCTCGCGCGTCGCCTCGGCCTGGAAGCCAAGTTTTTTCGGTCGCAGGAATTCGATCGTGTCCGCGAATGCCGCGTGAGCGACGCCGCGGATGTTACGCGCAAGGTAGTGCACGTTGTTCCAGCTGGAGATCTCGAAGGGATCTCGCGCCAGCAGCGAGCGCACCGCGAAGCCCAGCGTCGATTGATCCTTGCCCAGCGTCGGCGGCGCCTTGTTGCCGAAACCGAGATCTCCGGGTGTCTCGCGCAGTTGCACAACGGTGCCGTCATAAGCCGCGATCGAGCGCAGCACGTTCGACTGTGCGATGATGCTGCCGCGTGTCTGATCGGCCTTGCGCGCCGCTTCACTCTTGGCGATTTCGGCGGCATCGAGCGCCGCCTGGCGGCCGCCGGCGGCATCGCCCAGCGTGCGCTGATACTCCTCCTCGAAGGCGTTCATCATATCGAGGATCTGGCGGCCGGATCGCGACGACACCTTGCCGGCCGAGATCTTGCGAACAAAGCATTTGCGCGCGGTCAAAACGGTATCTCCTCGTCACCATTGGAAATGCAGGCGTTGAGTTCATCCGCCGCCCGCGCATCATCCTCAACCTCGCGCAAGGCTTCGCTGGCTTTCAGCGTGCGCGTGGTGCCGTCCGGATTTTGCAATGTGATGTCGAGATCGCCGCCGGCCTCAGCCATGGCGCGCTGGGCATCGGCCGCCAGCGCTGGATCGCCTAGCTGGCGCGCCGCTCGATCGCCGCCGCCAGCGTCTCGTGCCGCTTCGCCATCGTTTCCGACGTCTGCTTGTCCGGCGCGTTCGGCTTGCCCGCGTTGCTGCGGATCAGCCGCGCCATCGCGCGGTGCTGCGCCGGCGTCATCAACGTCCCAGCCTGGGATTTTTGCGAGTTCTGCATCTTTCGACCTGGCCGCGGCCAGCCCCTCGTAACGCTCGGCGTCCTCCATGATAGCACGTTCATAGGCCGAGAGAAGATCGGTTTCGCCCTCGCGCTTGACGATCTGCACAACGCGATCGGCCAGCTCCGGATCGACGTGGACATTGCCGCCGCCGGTTTCGAACAGTTCCTGTTCCAGCGCGCCGATGATCTGGTGCGCTTCCTCGGCATCGTCGATCTTGGTTTCCTGCAGATGCTCCTGGCGATACTGACGACGGCCGGCCTGCTGCTCATCAATCATGCGCAGCAATTCGTTGAAGTTCTTGGTCAGCTGGGCGCCGGTGACATCGGCGGCATCAAACGCATATCCGCCTTCCTTGGCGAGACGAAAGGCATCATCCAGCGTGCGGCCGTTCTTGCGAATGAGCGGCCCGAAGCCGGGGACAAACGGCCCTTTCTTGCCGCCGAAAATGGCGTCAAGCTCGGAGTGCGGCGCGAGCCCGCCATTGGCCGCGAGATATTCGAACAGCGACCACGTCTTGGGATCCGCGGCGGCGCGGCCGCGGGCGGCTTTCGGCTTGATTTCCTGGGTGACAACGTCGTTAGGATCGACCGGCTTGCGCGCAGCGGCGATTTTCGGTCCTGCCGCGATCTCAACATCGACCGTTTCCGGCTTCGTTGCCGTTGGCTGCACACCGGACAACCGACGATCGAGCAACAGGTCCCGCAATTCATCTTCGGTCCTTGCCTTATCGAAGCCATCGCGCGCGAGATCTCGTCGCATTGTAGCGATGTTGTTCCGGAACAACTCGGACGCTTCCGCCGGGATCGGCTCGTTAACGTGATGCCACATGTTGACGATCTGCTCATCCTCCTCTGAGAGCAGTCGGCGCATCTGTGATGGTGTAAAGCCGGCACTCTGCTCCGGTTTTTCGGACGGAGCGGCGCCGTCGATCCTGGCAACACGGTTTTCCACTGCCGCGGCATGGTCAACACGGCCAGCGGCCGTATCGGTCGGCGACATGATGTCGATGATCTGGTCGCGCTCCGCCAGGTGAGCGGCGGCGGTAAAGTCCTCCGGCGCGAACTGTTCGACCGGCCGGCTAGGCGCAAGTGCGCCGGCTGGCGGCGGGTCAAACGGCCTCTCAGGCGCGCTGGCAGACTCACCGGTGCGGGTTTCTGGCGCGGGCGTCGCAACCCGACCTTCCGGCGCCACGCTCTGGACGGATTCCGCTGCGGGCCGCTCCCCCCTCAGAGCCCGCACGCCGCGGCCGGCGACATGAAACAGGCCGGACAGGACGCCGCCGCCGATCCCGGCTTCCAGAATATTGCCGGCGGCGCGGCCGAAACCGGCATCGAGCCCGAGATCCGCCCGCGTGTTTTCAACCGCTGGCTCGACCGCCGCCTGGGCACCGGCATTTGCCAGCGCCTCGCGGCCGACGACGCGGGCGAAAGCGGCGATGCCGGCGCCGCCCTCTCCGCCGAATGGTGCAGTGGCGACCATGGCGCCGAGATTGACCGGGTCGACCGCCTGCCGCGCCACGCCGGCGATGAAAGCCACGGCATGGCCGGACAGCCCATAGGTGGAATTCGCGACATCGTTGGCGTCGGCTTCGATCTTCTGCGCCTTGCGGGCCGCATTCAGCCGAACATCCTTCAACGGCTCGACCCGCTTGCGGTGCTCGTCCGGCAAGGTATCCGCCAGCCGACCCAGCTCGGCTGCATCCCAGTCGATCGACACGCCGCCCGACAACCGCACACCATGTTCCGCGGCATATTCGACGATCGGCTTGCCCGCCGCCGTTTCGATCGCGGTCGACAGCTCCGACAGCGCATCGGTGGAAGGTTGCGCCAGACCGCCGATGGTATCGAGGCCGCCGCGCTTCCATTCCGAACCCCAGATCTCGCCGATCGTCGCCGGCGCCCGCGCGGCCGGCCGCCGGGCAATCTCGGTCAGAAACCCTGCTTCATCGGCTGACCAGTCGCTCATGGCAACGCACCACCCAATGCGAACGGATCCACCATCGGCCCACTCTCCGGCTTGGACAGCCGGGCCACATCGATCACCAGCGGCGCCGGCGGCGTGCTGTAGAATTTAGCCTGGGCATCGTGCAGTTGCTTTGCGTAGGCGGTCGCACTTTTCGGCGTGTCAAAGACGCCCAGATGTTTTCCCGACTTCATGTAGAGATCGACCGCATCGCGGTCGCTCAAGACCTTGCCGTCATCACTGACGGTCGGAATGAGAATTTCCTTGCCGTCGACGCCGATCGACAGCGATCGCACTGTGCTGATGGATCCGTCATTGTTGCGAACGACCGGACGGCTGCGCAGATCGATATTGCCAGGCTCGGTCATCCCTTGCGCCGCCGCCGGCGCGGCATCACCCGCCCGCGACATGACAGGCGACCCCCTGCCGTCCGCACTCGGCAGCATCACGACATAACGGGATCCGCCGGGCTGCAGCTGACGCAGTTGCGCGTGCGAGCCCAGCCAGGCCGCATCGAACGGTTTGCCGTTGCGATCATAGGCGCCGCCGAATTGCGCGAGAGCGCGATCGTCAAGATTATCGAGCAAGCCGGTGAACTGCCCCGCGGTCATGCCCGGAGGTGCGGCGGTTTTCACGCCGTTCCGCTTGACGATCGGCCCGGTGACATCCTCCAGCGCCTTCTCGATCGCGCCGGTGTCCGTCGCCTCATAGAGATTGCCGGAGGAGCCGCGGCGCGCGGTGTAAAGGGCCAGCGCCGCGTCGATGACAGCGCCCTGCTGATCGGGGCTGACATAGATCTCGCCGCCCAGCTTGCTCGCCAGCGCGGATCGAACGTCGCCCAGTTTATTTTTGACGCCCTCTGTGTTGGAAAGCGACTGCCCCTTGAAGATCTCGCGCGCCAGCTCGGGCCGGGTGCGGGCGATCTGGCCGACAAACTGCGTCCCGCTGTCGGTGCCGGCGATCTGTTTCAGGGTGTCGGCATAAACCCGATCCGGCAGCGTGACCGCCAGCGCTTGCACGATGCGAAACTTATCGTCGGCGTTGGAGCTGTCATAACGCTCTTTCAGCGCCAGCGCCTCCTCCGGCTTGAGCGCAGCCGCGCTGCCGAGATACACCTTGGCCGCGACCTGCGCCTGGGCGCCGCGCTGCGCCAGGGCACCGCGAAAATTCGGATCATCCGGATTGGCCGTCGGGTCGATCGCCGTCGGCGCGTAATAACCGCCGCGCTCGCCCAGCGAGATCGGATCGGTGTTGCGCCGCTTGGCGACTTCATCGCGCACCGCCTGAAATGCCTTGAGCTGGTTTTGCTGCGCCGGCGTCGCGTTCGGCGATGACGTCACCTCATGTTCCAGACGCGCGATCAACCCGTCGAGCATCGCAGGTGATGTTTTCCATGCCTGCTGGATGTAGGGGTGCATCTGCAGCGCCTGGTCGAGTGACCGCAACCGCGCGGCCGCCTGCGCGTCGCCGCGATCGGCGGACGCTTGCTGGGTCGCCCTCCAGCTCGCAATGCGCGCGGGATCCGCATTCAGACCCTCCTGCAGCATCTTGTCGAGCGGATCGGTCGCGGCGCGCGCCGACGCCTGCACCGCGAGCAGATGATTTTCCTGCGACTGTTGCTGGATGATGGCGGCGCCGATGCCATTGGTGGCGCGGACAAGGGATGCCGGCGACGAAAAGCCGACATCCATCGGCGCGCCGGCGGACTTGTAGAGCTTGCCGACGTAATCGCGGGTTTCCCTGAAATCGATCACGCTGGCGAGCTGTGCCGGCGTGAACGCGACACCGAATTTTTCTTCCGCAGCCTTCTTCCAGCGATCGGCGTTGCCCGGTCCGGCATTGTACGCGGCCGCCGCCAGCGCGACATTACCGTCATAACGCACCGCCATTTGCTGGAAATACGAGCGGCCGAGGCGGACGTTGAGCTCGCCATCGGTTAGCAGCCGCTTGTGCAGATCGTCATCCGACAACGCGGCAACGTCACCGAGACCAAGGCCGCGCGCGACATCGCGCGCGGTGCCCGGCATCAGCTGGGCCAGCCCGAGCGCGCCGGCGGGTGAAACCGCGTCGACCTTTCCGGCGCTGTTCTCGATCGGCAGGATCCCGCGATCGAAAATCTTGTTGACCTGATCCGGCGTCGAAACCCGGCCAACCGTGAGAGCGGCGCCGACAGGATCGAACGGGGCGCGGCTGACAACAGCGGTGATCTGCGCATTGTCGCCGCGCTCGATCGCCTGCGTGATGTAGGCCTGCCGGGTGACAGGATCCAGCGCCGGAAATTGCGCGGGATCCTGCAGGCGGGCAAGCGCGCCGGCGGGATCCTTCTGGATCGCCGACATCGCGTCGGCGTTCTGCAACTGCCGGGAGAAATTCAACCCACGCTGCACAGCGGTGCGATGGTCGATCCAGCCCGCCTCGACTGCTCGATTGACCTCGGCACCGTATTCATCGATCACCGCAACGCGTGCGACGTCCGATGGCGCACTGATCGCGCGCCGGAGCGAATTGTTCTCGAACGTGTCGAGACCGGCGACGGTGATGTCCTTCTGTTTCGTGAGGGCATTCACGCGAATGGTGCCACCGGCCTCGATACCGGATCGCCTCATCATCAGTTCGGTGCGCGAGCGCAGCTGCGGATCGTCGATGTTTTCGAGGTGCTTCGCCTTGGCGGCTTCCAGATCGTTGCGGAACCGGTTCTCGGCGGTCGCGTAGTCCTTGTCATCCAGATACGTCTTGGTCAGCCTGTCGGTATCGTCGAGAAAACCGGACATCGCCTCCGTGGCTTTGGTGTGCTGGGTGGCCTCGTTGATCTTGGTGGCGATCGCGCCGAGTTCGGTCCCGAAACTGGCAGTTGCAGTTTCAACGCCGGTCGACGCCGGTCCCGCCGACAGCTTCGGCACCGCCATCAGCGGCGTGGCGGTGATGCCGGGGATCGGCCCGCTGCCGATCGAAACGCGGCCCTCATAATCGGGAAGATCTTTCGCCATCAGAAGTCCCGCCCTGCGCTCGGCACGTTGACGCTTTCCGCGCCCCATGGATTGCCCTGGAAAGTCGATCCGCCGCCGAAGGAGCCGCCCTTGCCCAGCGACGCCGCGCCGGACAGGATCGAGGACAATGCGCCGATCGCGCCGGCCGCGACGTCATCCTCCGATTTCGTGAACAGCGATTTGGCTTTCATGGTCGACGTCAGTTGCTGGCCGATCGACGACACCACCTGTCCCTGTGCGCCGGCAGCGTGACCGAGAATGTTCGCGCGCCGGGTCTTGGCGTCGGCAGCCTCGATTTCCGCGTTGGCGTCTGTCAGGTCGAGATCCTGGGCGATGCGGCCCGCTGTCAGCGCTTGAGTGAGCAGCGGAGAGCCAAAGGTCGGATCGATGTTGCGGCTGGCATATTCCGCGCGCTGCGCCGCAAGCGTGGTGCGGCCCTTTTCGAGGATCCGGCCCTTTTGCAGCCGCGCCTTGGCAAACGCAAAATCGGCGCCCATGCCGGCGATCTCGGCCTGCGTTGTCAGAACCTTGACATTGGTCAGCGCAGTCTCGGCGTTGAGACCGTACAGATCGGCCTGCGTCAGCTGCATCTGGCCTTCGGCATAGTCCGCGCGCGATTGCGACAACCCGGCCATGAACTTGCCGCCGGATGAAAGTGCCGTCGACGCCATCATGAGCCCGATGGTGAACGGATCCATCAGTCATCCTCCTCAACTTCGATGACCGGCGACAGACCGAGCAGTGTGAACGGCATGGCATCATCGCATTCGACTTCGAGCTGCGCTTCGTCGCGGATGTTGCCCTCGATGTTCATGCGGAATTGACCGGATACGAGGAGCGGCACGTCGCTGTAACCGCCGCCGCCGCTTTCAACGATGTCCTCCCAGCTTTCGGCATCAACCTTGCGCTGGGCGGCGGTCGCATCCGCCGGCAGATCATTTTCGGGATCGTAGGCGCGGATCCGGCCGCCGCCGGTGTGCAGAATATGAACGTCCGCCTCGGCAACCCGCTTTTGCTTCGCCGACGTGCCCTGAAGGTTGCGCGGCAAGTCCCGGAGATAAGCGCGCACCGGAATGCCGACTGTGACGTCATCGGATGGCCGATCGAGCGTGATGCGCCCGCCGACGACCGTCTTGCGGCTTTGCATCGCGCCGTCGGCAAATACCGCGACCTCCTGCCCTTCGAGGTGGACAAGCTGGGTGATCGTTTTCATCTGAGATCCGGTGACGCGCAGGCCGCAGTCGACGAACCACGCACCCGCCGCGGTCGGGCTCTCCAGATCCGCCGGCTCGAAATAATCCGCCAGCTGCTCGACATACCGGCGGGTCTGACCGTTAATCGTGCGACGGACGGTCATGTAGACTTCATCGACACCACTGGCGACGCCAGGGATCGATGCGATATTCTCGATGAAAAAGTTTGTTCGAGGCTGACGCGCGAACGCAATGATTTCCTGCTCCGGCATGAACGTCGCCGAGGCAAGCGTGCCGTCTTTCAATGCCATCCAAAGGATGCGGTGCGGATCGCGCTGCCACGCCATTTCCGCGACACCGACGCCGAAGATATGCCGGGCGGTGACCGACAGCTCCTGTGTCTGCAGCTCCTGCCGCTGGCGGTCATACTTGCCGTAATGCATCCGCTTCGCGGTCTTACCGATGAACATCGCGCCGCCGTCGACGCGGACAGGGACATGCGGCTCAGAGCCCTCGCTGGTTTCCGGAAACGCATCGATCGTCTTTGGCGTCAGCGCATCGAATACGTTGGGGCCGCGCAGAACCCACTCGCCATCTGCACAGCCGAGGATCAGCGCGCCGGACGGCAGCGCCCATTTGATCTCGACCAGTGATGCATCGGGTGCGCGAAGCCGCAAAGCAATCGCGTCGTCGTCATCGGCGAGACCAAGATCGTGATCGGCTGGATCATCCTGCGCCGACAGCCAGATCTTGTCGCCGCGAAAGAAGCCCAGCCGCGACTTGACGAACGCCACGACCTCGGGCCAGCCGGATCCTGCGGTCCATGCCGGCGGATACCAGCGATAGCTGGCGCCAGTCGTTACGTTGTCCGGCAGGCGCTTCAACACCGTGCCCGCGGCGGTGTTGGCGTCGGTGACTTCGGTCACGCGAACATAGCCGTAGCCGGAATGCAGAAATCGCCATGTCTGGTAAACCTCGGTCGGCGACGCCTGGCCGGCCGAGACATCGCCCTCGGTGTGAACCGGCGAATTCGGCCCAGCATCCTTGCCGTCCAGCAGCGCCTCATAGACGTTGCCGTTCCACCGGCGTTTTTGACCTGCGGCGATCGCAGTTTCCAACGCACTGAATTCCGGCGTCAGCGACAGATCGCGATCGTCGATCCGGATCACGCCCGCGACCATGTCCGCTGTGAAAGGATCGCCGGCGCCTGTCAGGGTCACAGCACCTGTCACCGCGCTGGCCTGAATGGTGATGTTGACATCAAGATTTTGGGTGTCGACCGGGCCGCTGTCCGGCGAATAGTCCTCTACGAGCCAGTCGGTGTGTTCGTTGCGCGTCAGCTTCTGCGGTTTCGTTTTCGACGTCACATACAGCTGATTGCCGGCGGGCGCCGAGCGCAGGCTGCTCATGTCCTCCTCGACCCATGGCACATTGAACTCATAGACCGATGTATCGGGCCGCTGGATGAAACCGCCCATGCGCACCAGGCGCACGACGCCGCCATTGACGACGAGCATGTAATAATCGTTTGAGCCGACACGGAACGGGAGCAAGCGGCCGCGCTGCGAACTGTCCTTCACCTCCAGCACAAACCGGGTGCCCGGCGTGCGCGTGACCACGCCCTCCACGAGGGTTACGAAACCCTCCTGCTTCTCGAAAGCGATCTGAAATTTGGCCGTGTCGGCGCGGCCGGTCAGCTTCTGGCCGTATTCGCCGCCGGCGAAAGTGATGCGCTCGATCAGTCCGCGGCCACCCATCGCCGCTCCTATCGAGTTCTGTTGAAGCGGCCGCGGCGGGCGGCGGCCCAGCCTGTCTCTGCGCGCGGCGTCTCACGCGCCTTTTCCTTGCTGTCGATACCGCCGGCGACTTTCAGCTTGTCGGCGGCGATACCGCGCAGATTTTCGGCGTAGCTCGCGGACTTGCCGCACTTGCGCGCACAGCACGCAGCCAGCTCATAGCCGAACTGTTCGAGGAACAGCACATCCCACAGGCGGACCAATTCGACCCGGCGGGTGTAGCAGACATTTGGCGCAACGATCGACGACGCGACAATGGTCGCCTCAACCGCGACGCCGCCCTGGTTGATGACTGCGTTTTCAACGGCCCAACTGTCATCGGGTGCATTCTCGATAAACCGGACGCGGATGCAATCAGGCGGCATCGGATAGCGGATGGTGAGCGGGCCATTGCCCGGTTGTGCATCGGCCGCCGGCGTGTGCCAGGCCGTTGCGAAATTCCACCACTTGAGCCGCAGCGTCGCATCGCGCGCGATGGCAAAAAACTGCCGCACGGCGCGCGCGCGCGTGCTGTTGTCCTGTAACGAAGCAATCTCGCGCTGGCCCAGATGGCCCATCGCGAGATTGGCAACGTATTCTTCGGTCCCGCCGAGAGCGGTCATGCCGACGCCCCGATCGGGTTACTTCTTGCTGTAGAGGATCGCGCCGCCAATGCTGGCCGTGGCGGTCGCCGCGACCTTGATGGTGAGGACGATGTCGTATTCAACGCCCGGATCATTGGCGAGGCCGAGCAATTCCCAGACCTGCTTGCCGACATTCGCGACGGCGACCGCGGCGAATGGGTCCTTGGCACCAGCCGAGGAAATGTCGATACCGTCGGCAAACAGATCGGCGTCGACAGCGACGCCATCGCGATAAATGCCGATGTCGGCATCGTTCACCGACGTGACCGCGCCGTGCTTCAATGTCGACAGCCCGGCGAGTGGCACCGCGTTGGATGCGATCTTGCCGAGATAGAACAGCGACGCGATGCTGTCTCCCGTGGTGATCGCAAGGGCGGGAATGTTGATCGCACGCAAGCGACCTTCGGCGAGAACCGCGGGGATGAGGTTTGCAGCGACCGGATCCTTGGCGCTGCCTGCATATTTGGTGACGACGGCCATGTGGCCCTCCATGGTTGGATCTTCGAAAACGCGAAAGGCGAACGCAAAACTCGATGCGCGGGCGGATCGCTCCGCCCGCGCGGGCTATCAGCCCTTCTTGTTGAGGATCTTCACGACCTTGTAGTCCTCGGAGCGCGTCGCAGCTTCCCAGCCCTCGATGTAGACGTGCTCGCGGAACTGCTTCGACGCGTTCTGGGCGGACTTGATGTCCATCGGCATGAACGGACCCCAGTGCATCGCGCTCTTGCAGAACAGCGACGCCTGATAGGTGTTGACGTCGTAGAGGCCGAGACGCTTGGTGATAACGATCGGAATGCCGAAGATTGCTTTCACACGCTTCGTCATATCGTCGAGCTGTGCCTCGGCGCGATAGTCCTTCGACACGAAGGTGACATCGCCCCACAGTTGCTCGTTTTCGACCGCCGTCATCGCCAGCGCGAGGTTCTCTTCTTCGAGAGTGACGTCATCGGTCTCCATCAGCTGCATGCCGTTGAGGATCTTCCGCACCGACATGCCGGCCGCTGTGCCGGATGCGACCAGATCGACCGGGACGGTGCGCCCTGCCCATGCACTGGACGACGGCACCTCGTTGCCGATCAGGCGCGGGCCGAAAATCGACCCCGCGAGGATCTGGTTGTGCGCCCGCACGTAGGCGCTGGCGCCGCCCTGGACGTATTCCGATTTAAAATCGGTCAACGCCTTGATCTGATCCTCCTTGCGGATGAGCTTGCCCCAGTCAATGCGCTTGGGCTTGACCCAGACCGGCTCGTGCGTGCTCTCGATGTCCGGGGTGTCGCCGCCTTCCGGCGCGTCAACGCGCGCTTCCGTGGTGCCGATGATGTCGGTGACCTGCACCTGCTTGCCCGACATGCCGTCGATGTAGGTGAAAAAATCGTCGAACTGGCGATGCCGCTCCTGGATCGCCAACTGGGTCTGGTCGCGATAGATGATGCGATGTGCATCGGTAACTGGGCCTGCCATTGCAGCCTCCGATCGAAACAAGGGTTGAGGGTTGCTTCGGTCGGGTTGCGGCGATCCGGGGATCGCGGGTCCGTCCTGCCGATTTACACCTCGGGTCGGCGGCGCGGCTTTCGCGCGGGTCAGCCGGGTCCGGCACAGGCCGGGTTGCAGGCAACGCACTCAACAGATCCGAGAAAGGGACCGCCGCGAACGGCGATCCAAGTCTGGGAGGAAACGCCCAAGGAGGGCAGCGTTGACGCCGAAGCGTCAGCGCACAGTGGCAAACATAGACGGCCGGCGCGGCCGTCAAGCGTCAGAGCTTGGCGTCCTGGACCGGGACGTTGGCGTAGCTGTCGGCACGGGTATCCGGACGTGCCTTGCTTGCCTGGATGAAGCGGCCGCCCCGGAACGACAATATCCAGTCGACGCCAAGCACGCGGTAATCGCCATCGGGCACGCCATGGTCCTCGGCATCCTTGCGCTTGTCCTTGTCGATTTCCCACACGCCGGAGGACTGCGCCGCGAACGGGACATTGCGCGAAAACCATGCCCACACTTTCTGGATCGCGCCGATCTGATCGTCGGTCAGCTCATTGCCGATCGCGCGGCGGCCGGTTTTGGCATTGCCGCCGGCATTGACCGGACGCCGCGGCGGTTTCGCGGCAGCTTCTTCCTCTGCCTTTTTCACGGCGGCACGCTCGATCATGGTTTCGGCGACTTCGCGGCTGGTTGCAGCTGCGATGTCGATCTGATGATCCTCTGCAAATTTGCGCAGGCCGTCGTCGTCGAGCTTGGCGAGATACGCGCGCAGCTTTTCGATTTGTTTGTTGGTCATCGTCATGGTCTCCCGTTGAGTTTGTTGGCGGTTACGCGGCGCGGCCGCCGCGCGACTTGACTTCGAGCGCGGCCTTGCGCTCCAGCAGGCTCTGATGCTGCGCCTTCACATCCCTGTGGCGGGCGTTGCGCGGATCATCGAATGCCTTCTTCCAGGCGGGATCCGTCCAGTTGCGATTGATCTCGGCCTGCAGGCCGGCAACGGTTTCGGTTTGCTGGAAACCTCCGCCGCCGCCGTGGCCTCCGGCGCCCGGCATCTTGTCCTCGCCGATCATGTCGTGGAGCTTTGCGAACAGCTTGGCGGTGCGCGGCGAGCCGATCGCCGCGGCGATTTCCTCCGGCTTGAAATCCTCGCCGCCCACGAATGCGAAGGCGCGCTTCGCTCCCTCGATCTTGGTCTCGTAGTCCGCTCCCCAGTCGGCGCGCAGCTTCTGGTCGAGTTCGCGCTTGGCGGCGGCGCCGCGCGACTGCGCTTCCTTCGTTTGCTGCACCTCCATCTGGTGCAGCATGTTGAAAAGCCCTTCCGTCTGGAACGGCAGCAACTTCAAATCGTGGGCGGCCTGGGTGAACGTGCTGAAAGCACCCTCATCCAGCGTTTCGCCGTCTTTCAACTGCGGCTTGTTGATCGACGTCGCATATTTTTCCTTGTCCGGCGTCCATCCCAGTTCGTTGAAGCCGGTCCAGTCCTTGACGTTCTTCGGATCCGGCTTCGGGATCACGTTGCGATCGCGCGCCAGGCGCGATCCTTCGCGACCCGCCTTGAGAGTTTCGCCGAGATCCGGAAACTTGCGCTCCTCGATCCACGCGACGGTGTCGGCGTCAAAATTGTGCGAGGCGTACCACGGTCCGGCGGCCGCACCGCCGGCTGCAGCACCGCCAGATGCCGCTCCAGCCGCCGCGGCGCCGCCAGCTGCAGCTCCACCAGCTGCAGCTCCGCCCGCCGCGGCTCCGGCAGCCGCAGCACCGCCACCAGCTGCGGCACCGCCGCCGTCGGCATTTCGCGCAATCACGTTGTTCATGTACTTCAACAGCAAACTCATGGTCGCTCTCCTCGTTTGGACGGACGTTTCTCGATCTGCTCCCACAGCTGATCGATGTCGGTTTTCGCCGTCTTGAAAATTTCCAATGCCAGCTGGCGCCGGCCTTCCTCGATCGCCGCCTGGCGATCGGTCTCCGCCCGGATCGGGCCGAACAGATTGGCGCGCAGCGCGATGTCGGCAAGCAGTGCGCGCTGGGTGCCGAGCATCCGGTATTGCTCCAGCACCACGCGCCGGCGGCCACCATCCGGCCACATCGCCGCAAACCAATTCACCGCGGTGTCGTAAAGCCGGGAGGGAACGCCGCGCATCACGATGCCTTCCGGGTGCGCGACAGTGTGCGGGCCTGCTCGGCGTGCGCCATGGTGGCGTCGACCTCAGACGCCATCGATGCCTGTTCAAGTTGCGATTGCTGTTGCTGGGCGGCCGCGCGGTTCTCGCGGATCTTGGTGACGTCGCGCGGGTCCAGCTTGACGGATGGTTCACCCGTCATCGCATCGTGCAAGACGCTGGACACGCCGTCGATGTCGACGTCGTCCATCCACATCGGGTTGCCGCTTGCCGACGCAAAGCCGGCCTTGACGTTGACCCAGCCCATGATGCCCTGGGCGCGTTCGGACTTCTGCGCCTTGGTGAACGGCGAAACGAACTTCGGCGAGATCGCGTGACCTTCCAGCTCGGGCGGCGGCGGCGCGATCATGCCGGGAATGCGGCCGATGATGTTGGCGCGGCGAGCGATGAAGCCGCCGACGCCGCGATAAACGCGGATCAGGTTGGGCGCGAGCAGTTTAAGCTCGTCCGCCTTGTAACCCATGACCTCCTCTGCGGTCATTTGCGGCCGAGCGGCAAGGATGTCGGTGAGCCCGAAGCGGAACGCCTTCTTCACCGCCATCTGCAATTGCTGGATGTAGGCCAGCGCAAGCTGCGGATTTTCGCCCCGCTTGATCGGCGCAACCGGCGGGCGCCCGCCCTGCAGCGCCGCGCCGTAAACCATGTTGCCGGGGATCACGTCGGCCATCGTCATGATGTCCTCGTTCTCCGACCACATCATCGGCTCGGCTTCGAACTGGATCCCGATGATGGTCGACCGCGCCGCCTCATCCAGACCGCGCATATCGGCGAGCGCATTGTGGCCGGGGCCGGTCGCCCAGGCGCGGCCGCTGCGCATGTTCCACTGCAGCTCATGGCACGGCAGTTCGTTGTAGCCGGCGCGCTCCTGGTAGAAATCGCGCTTGTCCGGCGAGACGACGCAGCTGCGCCACCGCTTGCCGCGCGGCCCCAGCATACCGGGCACATAGCCCTCATTCCGCGCAACAGCGTGAATGAAGGTTGCTTCCTCATCGTTGCGCATGTGTGGGCCGCGGCCGCCGAATTCGACCTCGGCCTGGCGACCATTGAGGCGGAATTTCCGATGCAGCGCGATGGTGTCACCGTTGCCGTCGACCAGCTTGTAATTCTCGCCGATCGGGCGCGCGTTCGACATGATCTTGCCGGCGCCGACCATCTCCTCCTGCCACAGGAAGCCGTTGCCGAAGGCGGCCATGTCGGCAAACCACGCCGGCGCGGAGAGATAAAAATTATCGTAACCGGGATTGAGCGATGCAAAGATCTTGCTGGTGTAATCCCACAGCCACTTTTTCACCGGCCGGAATTCGGCCAGATCCTCATCCTCGATACCAAGGGCACACCAGCGTTCAGCCGGGTTAATCGATTTGACGAACATGCCGCCGGCGAAGTCATCGAGCGCATAAAGCGGTGTGCTGTCGAAAGGATCATCCGCGCCATCGCGCTCGCGCCGATCGGTGACGTTGAAGCTGACATTGTCCGGCCGCAGAAACCGTGCGAGATCCCGCCACGTGCTTTCCTCGCGCTGGCGCTCGGTCTCCATCTGTGACTGCGCAGGCTCGAAATCGTTGTAAGCGGGCATGTGCGCTCACGATCCAGACAGAACGCGGAAGCCGGTCGGCGCCGCTCCGAGTTTTTTCTGCAGGCCGATGCCGAACGGCGACGCCGCCTGCAGCTTGCGCCGCTGATTGTCCTGGGAGCTGCGGACGCTTTCGCTGTCGATGGCCGGCATCAGCGCCGCCTCGCTTTTGGCGATCGCGGCCTTTTGCGCGGTCAGGGCCGTGTCCGCCGCCGCCTGTGCGATTGCGTTCGATTTTTTCAGTGCAGCGGTTTGCTGATCGAGCGACTGCTGGATCGCCGCGCTGTTGTCCGGCGGCGGCGGCCCTGGCGGGTCGATGCCGAGAACATCGTCAGTTAACCAGCTCCAGAAACCCATGCGCGCGGCCCTCGCCTGACAATCCGAGACGTTGAGGGCTGGACCCTACGCCCGCCGTCCGGGCGTCAAGCGTGCCGGGTCAGCGCCGGCGCACCGGGTTGTAGCGCTTGGTGGATCTGTTCTCCTCCCGGCGCCGCGCCCGCTCCTCGCGGCGATCGGTCCGACGCTTTCGCGCGGCATCGGTGCCGCATTCGAGCATGGCGTATTGCTCCGCATCGGCAATGTGGGTGTCAAAAGTCGGCTTCACCGACGACAGATCGTTGGATCCCTGCAGTTTCCGGAACTGGTAGGTTTGGCGCTTGCCGCGGATCAGGCCTTTGCAGGACGGATCGAGAAGATAATTGCGGCCGGGTGGACCGATCTTGTCGCGAACCGCGTCCCAGCGGCGGCCGGGCTCCTGGCTCGCCGCTTGAGCGACCTCGCGGCCGAGCTTTTCAGCGAGCCGTTGCCGATCCGATCCCTTCGAAACCCGCTGCTCGCGCTGATCGCTGGTGTCCTTGTCCTCACCCGCAAGCATCGCCGGGTCGCACACGGTGCGGAATTCGCAGCCGCGGAAGTCCCGCGCCTCCAGCGCCAGCATCGCCGACGCCAGCTCCTCGACGCCGCCGCGCTCGAGCGCTATCTCGCGAAGTGTCCGCCATTGGCCGTCCGGCATTTCCTGCCCGTAGCAGGCCGCCGGCGTCAGTCCGCCGTCGATGCCGACAACGACCGGCAAAACCGTCTCCGGATGCAACGTCACCGGCGACAGATGCAGCGTTTCGTCAAACTTGTCGTAGACCAGATCGGTCGCGCGCGTGATGCCGGGCTTGGCGTGCACCATGCGGCGCACGTACCACGGGCTCTTTCGGTTGACCGTGATGATTTGCTCGTAATAGGCCCGATCGCCGCCATGCGCCTGCAGATTTTCCGCGCCCTCATCCATGCCGCCCGGCTGCTGAAACAGCATGTAGCCCGCCTGCAGATCCTCCCAAAACGTGGAATACGTCCAGTTCTCGACATCGGGCGCGTTGAGGTCGCCGAAGATCCGCCCGGTGCGGCGGATGATCTCGCGCGGCGGTTCACGACCCACGGCGCGGCCGAGACCAGTCAGCAGCTCGATCGGCAGTGTGTCGATCTCGCCGAGCTGCACGTCAGTGAATTCCAGGCCGCGCAAATCCTCCGGATCCGCATCCTCGCCGTGCGCGAGGAAGTGCGTCGTCATGTGGATGCGGCCGTACTTGTCGTCAAAAAACAGATCGTGCCGCGCCGATCGCGGGCTGGCGCCCGACCACTTCGCCCCGGCAAAGTCCTTGGGGAAAAGTTTCCAGTGTGAAGGGATTGCAGCTTTCCAGAGAGCGTCGTACTTTTGTCGGAAGTTGCCGAGCACGTATCGGCGCACCCCGTCCGCACCGGGATAAATCCTTTGGGCCTCAACCAGACCTTTTTTCTCGCTGGCGATCGTCTTGCCGCTGCCCACCGGGCCGCAGATGACGCTGATCGGGTACTCGTTGAGGATGTAGGCGTCGCTCACCGGGCCGGCGCTTCGCAGAAGGTTCACCTTCCCGGTTTTCTCCCCCTTGTGAATTTGGTCGACGATCTCCGGGTTTTGTTTTCGGAATTCGTCGTCGGCCTCCAGATAGCTCATCTGGTTTTTGTACGGATCGGCGTTGCCGAGTGCATCGGCGAGCGACGTATCGCTTAACGGCGGTTTGTCAGTCATCGCGCGATCTCCCCCCGCCCCCGGTCGACGGCTGAAAGTTCGCGATTTTTTTTGACCTTCGATCCAAACAGTGAGGGGTGTGGATCGAGGGCTCGAAAAAATCTCAGGAGAGCATACGGGTGGAGAGATCGCTGGCGATTTTGGGGGTGCCCCACCCGGCCAGGCCGGGGGGGTGGGCCTGCGAATTCGCGGCCGCCGGCCGCGCCATCTCGCGGCGGCCGGCGGCCGGAGCCGCGGCGGGTCCGACACCGCGCGGCAGTCACCGGCTCGCCCTTTGGCTCACGGGCCGGTGATTTCGGATCAGCGGCTAGGATGAGCCAAACCGCTGATGCAATGGAGTTAATCGGAACGGTGCGACCGCTCGCCGTGCGACTGCCCCGGAGTGACATCGATAAGCTGTTGATTTTGCTGGACTTGGGCATCGGACACCGGAGGAGCCTGAGAGCGCAGCCAGGGCGGCACATCCGCGCCATCCGGGCCGATCGAGCCCGCACCATGACCGTGAAATTCGACCGTCAAGCCAGGCACCGCCTTGCCGTCGTGATCCACCGGAGCCTGCTTCGCGTAGAAATACGGCCGCAGATCCGCGCGAATCTTCTCCAGGCGATCGAACGCCTCCAGCTTGTCGCAGCCCAGCTCGCGCGCCAGCGTCTCCGGCGTGTGCCCCAGCACCCGCGCACTCTCCAGCATCGGATCGCCAATGGTTTTCCGAATGAATTCAAGCATTTCGCGCGTCGTTTTGTTGGTCGCGCCAGGCGGCCGCCCGCGCCGATCGCGCCGCACCGCCTCGGCCATCCGGCCATGCTCCAGCGGATCGAGCTTCGGATCGTACCGCGTCGGCGGTAGCAGATCGATTTGCTCCTCGACCTGCGCGCCGGCCGATCGCGCCTCGGCGCGCGCGACGGCGGCAATCACTACCTCTGAACCGTGTTTTGGCGACATTGGGCTCTACCCGATTGAATTTAAGGGAATATTTAATTCACAGCGCGGCGCGAGCCATGCGCGGAGAGCCGAACAGGTGTCTAGGGTGTCTTTTTGCTGTCTAGACCTAACTAATTGAACCATCATATCTATTTCCATATTTAGACAGTTAGACACATAAGACACCAAGTTTCCTCACGCGCGCGCGCGTGTACGCGCGTATGCGAGGCTTAGGGGTGTCTTTGGTGTCTAGCTGTCTAGGATCGGGAATTGTGCAGCCTTTGCAGACACTTCGCGCTAGACAGTCCGCTTCATGAACTGTCTTTTCGATGTCTGACACCCCGCGCCCAATGGCTCGCGATCGGGCACGCGGCCACGCTGGCACATGCCACCCGCCGTCAAGCGTCGTCTGACTTATGTTTGCCAACAGAATAGAGGGCGCGCGGCGCGCTGGCGCTGATCTGGCGTCGTCGGCGAGCTATGCAAAAGCGCTTGCCGCGCGCTCATTCTCGACCACCATCGGGCGCGGGTGCGGGATACGAAAAACCCCCGCAGGGCGGGGGTTTTTGAGATCACGGGGCGCGGGTCAGGCGACCGCAGGCAGGCCGACAGGCGGCCGATCGACGAAGGTGTCGATCATCAGCACCGGCAGGAACACGGCGCGTTGCTGGCGGCCGGCGAACATCGCCCGCTGCGACGGGATCGCGCCGGCGATCTTGATCAGCGACGGCCGCCAGCCGCCATCGGCCCATTGCGTGCCGGCGTAAAGCCCGGTCAGCCACGGATGGCTGTTGGCGACCAGAAACCCTTCATTTCCGCCGATATTCGCCGCCGCCACGCCAAAGCCCTTGCACATCAGCTGGTCGACATCGTTGCCGTTGATGGCGCTGTCGAGCAGCGTGAACATCGGCTGGCCGCGCACCGAATTGGCATCGACCCGCGCCGACAGCAGATGCGTCAGGCAGGCCCTGCCGTCATCCAGCTCCTCGATCTGGCTCTCGTAGACCTGGGGAAGCCCGAGCCGCCGCCACAGCCGCGCCGCGGCCCTGGGGCCGTGGATCAGCCGGCATTCCCGCAGTGTGGCGATCTTCGCCAGATGCTCGTTGAGCGGTCCGTCGGCCGCGGGGAATTCGGCAAGCGCCTCGGGCGCGGGCTTGGGCGCCCGCTGCGCCCGCCATTCCATAAACACCCGGATCACCTCGGCGCGGACCACCGCCGCCCGATCGGTGCGGGCGAACATGCAAATCAGCAGCGATTGCGGCTCATTGAGCCAGTATTCCTCGCCCGGCCGACCGCCGGCGGCGGAGGTTTTTGCCACCATGGCAAAAACCTCCCCATGATCCTCGAGCTCCTCGACGTTGCGGCGGATGAGTTTGCGAACATCGATGGGCTCGGCGAACCCGAGGGCGTCGCCAAGGTCGAGATCCATCACGCGCGGCGCGTCGTCGATCAGTTTCAGGCTGTTGGGTGAAATATGCTGGGTCATGAAAGCCTCGTTGTGCGGCGTGACCGCGACCACGGGCTTCCTCGACCCGCTGGTGGCGGGGGCTAAGAACCTGCAACGAGACAGGCGGAGTTATTCGAGCGCTCGCGCGCCTTATGTCCTCGCACCCCCGCCATAGGGGCATGTCGTGATTGATTTTGGATTCGACAAGGCCGTCATGACGGGGCAGCATCCGCTCGTTGAACAGGAGTTCTTAGCTCCGATGGGGATTTGTTCTGATGCGGCGGGCATTGTCAACGGTTGCGCTGGGAACCGTTATATTACTAGGGCCGGCTTTTGCGGGCGACGATCCTGATGCCATGAATGCGATTATGTGTGGCCACGTTCAAGCGGTCGCACTCGACGATCACATTTCGGATGCCCGAACGGTCGCCACGGCCATTTTTTCATACTGCCGCAACGATATGCTGACGGCGTACAAGAAGATGTTTCCAAAAGCCGACGCCGAGGCTGAACTACAATCTCAAAAGCAGGGCATCATCGACGTTTTGGTGGCATATGTTTTAAAAGCACGGGCCGGCAGAAGTCCGGTGCAACCTTAGCGGATATTCCCATGGAGCCATCAGAAGCGTTCAAACACATCAAGGTGCTGACCAAGGTTGCGCTGGAAAGCGACAACGTTGTCCTGATCCATGAACAGCTCAAGATGATCAACGTCATCATCGAAAAAACGACCAACCCAGCTACGTTCCAGACGCAGGTGCGGTCACAGCCGCGGCCGTCACGGCCGCGCGGCGGCTAGAACGGCACATCGGCCATCATTGGTGCGTGCGAATGGCCGGCGAGTAACCGGCCGACGATCATGTCGAGCGATGGAATTCTCTCGCGCGGCCGGGTGTTGCGCGCGTTCTCGCTCCGCGTCGCCCATCGCAGATTGACGCGGCGGTTATCGAGCGTCTGGCCGTTGATATGGTCGACGTGCAGCGTCGCCGCTTCCTCGATCGACAGCGGCTCGGCCCGCATCATGATCTCGCGGTGCATCCGCACCGTGGCGCGATCGCGGCCGATGTTCCGCTTCGCGTAGAGCTGCCACCGGGTGCGGGATCCGTAGCTGACATTCCAGGTGTTGGCGGCGAGCCACGGATAATCGATCGCATCGACCAGGCACCAGATGCCATCGCGCACGCTGAGTGTGATGGCGCAATAGGGCGTGCCGGCAAGGTCGACGACGCGGGCGTTCATCAGTCCCACCTAAACCAATCTGGCGGCGGCGACTGCCCGCAATGGTCGCAGTAATGCCCTTCGTATCGGTCGTAAACATAATCGTGATCCGGGCAATGCTCCGGGCACCATGTGTGTCGCCAGAAATAAGCCCATAGTCCGCGCGGATCGAAACAGATGACATCCTCGCTGGACCCGCAAACACGACAGCGTGACATCCAGCGCGCGGAGAGGGGCGAAGTCAGCCGCCACCATAGACTAGCGATCAGGCGCGAGATTTTCATTGTTTCGCCGATGCACAGCGTGCCAGCATATCTGCAACAGCCATTTGGTGGATCTCCGGATGTTCGGTGATCTCCCGCACCCGAGCAGATGTCGCGATTAGCTGCGCGCCGATCTGACGGGCGATGTCCGGCGTCGCTATGAACTTCGCAAAAAACCTCCCGTCAGCATGGCGAAATCGAAAATTGATGCCGCAGCATGGACACCAATCCACGTCCAGCTTGGCTGCGACGTCGTAATTGGCCCGCGTTTCTTCTTCGAGCTTCGCGGCAATGTCAGCGATCACGTCCGCCGGAACGGGCTTTGGCAAAATTCGTTTCATATCTATCGCTCCGGTGCCTCGTGATACTTGTCCAAAACGATCAGCGTGCAGCGCGTTTGCGTGCCGTCGATCGTGTGGCGGTTGATTGCGCTGTCGGTGATGATGACGCCCTCGATCGGGCACTGGCGCAGCGCGTCCGACCAGCTGCCATTGGCCCAGTCGCTGCCGTCCAGATGCTCGGCTACCTTGGTCGATGAATTCGGCACCGCCAGCACCCAGCCCGCCTTGGGCAGGCCGAAACGCTGCAAGGCCGTCTCCAGATTGATCTTGTCGCGGCGCATCACGCCGGCGACGATCTCGTGGGTATTGAACAGGCCAAAGCCGGCCATGTTGATGTCGCGCTTTGCGGTGCCGCGATCGAGCACGGGAGGGTCGATCGTCTTGCCATCTTCATCCTGCGTCCGCGTCAGGTAGATTGCCTGGCCGATGGTGTTGTGGCTCGAATTGCGCCAGATGCGAACAGCGCTGGTCAGGATCCGGTCGACGCATTGCCGGTAATTCGGCTTGGCGTTCTGCACTTCCGGCAGCAGATCCGCCGCCAGGCGCTCGCTCCACTCGCGCTCCTCATCCGGCCCGAAGGCGCAGCCGAGTTTCGAGCCCAGCTCATGGCCCAGCATCATCGACGCACAGGCCAGCAGCGTGCCGTAGGTGTCGCAGCCGCGGCGATCGTGCCCGCCGGCCTTGAGCGCCTTGGTGAAGCGCTCCAGCTCCCATTTGAAGTTGTGGCCGTGATCGCCCCACGCCTTCATCATCAGCGCCAGCACCATCGGCCCCGTGGTGATTTCGTCGACCGGCGCCGGCGCCGCCTGGTCGGGATTGAGCGGTTTCAGGCGCAGCACCGCGCAGCGGCTCATGTCCTGGGCGGCGTGCAGCGGATTGTTGATGGCGGAGAACAGGAACGCCGATCGCATCTGGAATTGCGTCGCCTGTCCGGACTGGCCGCCGCGGCCGCCGATCGCGCCCGATGACGAGGTGCGCATCAGGTGCACCATCTTGCGCAGGATCGAGGCATCGCCGTCCGGCTCCAGCTCATCGAGCGCCACCGGCCGGCTGTCATGGGCCATCGACTGATAGATGAACGCCGCCGTCGGATCCGAGGATTGCATCAGCGTATCGCCGAACAGCCGCAGCAGGTTTTCCTGCAGCGTCGATTTGCCGGTCGATCGGTCGCCGAGCAGCAGCACCGAGGAGCGCCAGCGCAGCGCGCCGCCGATCATGGCGCAGCCGATCCAGCCCAGCAGCAGCTCCGGATCGACGTTGGGCCGGGTCCAGTTCCACTTGCGGAAGATCTCCAGCAGCTTCACCGCCGGATTGACGTCGTCGGGGATCGGCTTCTGCCACGGCTCCGCCAGCGTCGCGAGGCGCGGAAACAGCTTGCCTTCATGGACGCCGGTTTTCTTACGCTCCCACTGCCCGCCCTTGACGCTCCAGAGCGCATCGCCGGCGTGGTAGATGATGTTGCCGTCGTTCGTGGTCCACGCCCCACGGCCGCGCATCTTGTTATCGGGCGAGAAGAAGCCCGCGACCGAACAGGCGCGGAAAATCAGCTTGGCGATGTCGTCGACCTCGAACGACACGATCTCCGATGGCTTGACCAGCTCATCGGTTTTCTTGTCATAGACGGGCTTGGACCAGCGCGGCGCCAGCCAGTCCGGATAATTCGGCGTCGCCGAAAACCATTCCTGAATGCCGCGCTGCGTGAAGTCCGCAGCTTTCAGCGTGCGGAACTGGTCGCGGCTGTCGGTGATATAGAAATACGGGCCTTCAAAGCCGATCGGCTGGACCGGGCACTCGCAGCCGGGATCGGTCGGCATGCCGCTGACAAGATCTGGCGTCCATTTGCCGGCCAAAACCTTGTCCGGCCCGCGCGGGATCATCGGATGAGGATCCTCGCGCGATTTCCGCTGCCGCTCGATGTCGCGCGCCGCCTTGCCCATTTCGACAACGACGGCGGCTTTCCCCGCGGCGGTTTTTTTAGTGCTGTCAGCCAAGTTATGCCCCGTCATCGCCGGCGTGCCGGCGGTCTCCGCTAGTGCTTCTTGCACAGCTCAAAATTGAACGTGTCGCCATTTTCGAGATTGAACGAGAGGGTTTCGCTGCCGGTGTCGTCGACTTCTGCCACCGGCAAGGAGAGCTTGCCGCCCAGTCGGCGCAGGAACACGATCAACAACTGTTCTTTGAGATCGTTGATGAGTTGTGCGTGGACCGGCGCATCCGATGCGGCCGCGGCGATGCCGAGGCCCATCTGGTTCACTGTCCGCAGCAAGAGCCCGCCCTTCAACACGTGCTCGATTTCTCCCGGCCGCAAGCAATCATCCGGCGTCGGCCGATACCATTCATGACTTGCGGCCATGTCCTGGTCGAAAACGCGATACATGCTCGATCGCATCGTGCCCTTGCAACGCGGATGAGCGCGGCAATTGATCATGAACGGCGTCACGCCGGCATCGACGTCGATGGTCACGATGTGGCCGTGACACGCATCGCAGACGTAGATGTTTTTCTTGCCCTTGAACGCTTCGGGGGCTTCCTGTTTTGGCTTTTCCATCACAGCATCCCCAGCGCTTGCATGTAGGTTTCGAGGATCGTTTCCTGTTCCTCGCGCGTGTTCGCGTCCTGCTTGCGCATGCGAACAATCGTGCGCAGCGCGACGACGTCGAAGCCGTTGCCCTTGGCTTCCGCGTAGACGTCGCGGATGTCGTCGCTGAGTGTTTTCTTTTCCTCCTCCAGCCGCTCGATGCGCTCGATGACCGCTTTCAGCTGATCCTTGGCGAAGCGGTGCGCGGTTTCTTCCGCGACTGCTGCTGTGGTTGCCATGCTTTCCTCCTTGATTTTGGAAAAATGGCCGGGCACGCGGCCCGGCCGGTTAACTCAGACGGCGACCGCTGCAAGTTTTTCCTTGAGCAAATAGCCTTCGAGCGGCCAGATCTGCTCAATGGCGTTCGCGCGCGCGATCTTGTTGCCGAGTTCCTGATTGTAGTTTTCAGGGCTAGCGCACGCGCTCTTGCCGACGATCGTAAATCCGTTGGTCAACACCAAGATGCAAAGCGTGAGGCATTCCAGCGATGTGTGTGACGGCACGTCGGCGCCGACGGCGCTCGAAGCCCGCATATAATATTCAGCTGCAACCTTGCTTTCGATCAGGGTTGGCGTCAGCCGAGGCGCGTTGAGCCCTTTGGCCTGAATTTCTTTTTCGATTGCATTATTGTCCATCTGCTCTCTCCTCCTGTTTCACGCCGCACCGCGCAGCGTGTCGTTGATGTCCTTGCCGACAGGCGCGGCCAGCTCGGCGACGGCGCGGCCGCTCGCGCGAAACGCCGCCAGCCCGGCGTCGAATTGCTTGACGGCCTGCGGCTTGTCCCAGTCGTTCTGGCGATGGATGATCGCGGCGTCACAGCACGGGGGCAGGCGGCCCGCGACGTTGACCATGTTCGACAGCGAGATCATTCCCCAGGTGCGGAATTCCGGCGCCGCCAGCACGGCCGTGAGGCCGTCCTCAACGCCTTCGGTGAACACGAAGGTCTGCACCAGGCCGAAACGGTGCGCGTCCGCCGGCGAGAAGTTGCCCTCGCCGCGCCACAGCGGAATGACGAGGCCCGCGCTGTCCGGCCACACCTTGCGCGCCGGCTGCGATTGCCCATCGGGCGCGGGCGGAATGTCGGCCTTGTCGGAAAAGTCGTCGCGCAGATAGGTCTGGTGGATGGCGCGGATCTTCATGCCGGCGTCGACGCAGCAGGCGATCATGCAGGGGTGCCAGCTTTCCGCGTAGGTCCGCCCCTTCTTGTCGCGGTGCACGTATTTGTGGCGCGCCTTGAAGCGCAGCGCCGCCGGCGCGATCAGTCCGCCGCGTGGCCCGAGGAACGGCACGGCGCGCAGGTCGATGCCGCGCGCCTCGCGCAGGTAGATCTCTGCGCCGGTGCCCTCGCCATGGGCGCCGAGGATCGGCACACTCTCGCGCGTGAAGGTGTAGAACGCGGCGCCCTGCTTGCGGCGCAGCTCCTCATCCTGTTTCGCCTGGGCCTTGACCTGCGCGGTCTGGGCGTTGGCGCGGTCGCGCTGCAGCTGCTCGCGCGAGACGCGGCCGAGGCCCAGCGCATCGATCGCCCAGTTCGCCGCTTCTTTGTAGCCGCGCTTGTCGAGGTGATACCAGCCCTTGATGTAGGCGATCAGCTCCAGCATCCGGCCCTTGTCGCCGGAGGTGAAATTTTTCCACGACAGGCCGTCGGCCTTGAGCCAGATCGCGAAATTGCCGTGGCCGCTCTGGCGCGGATCGTCGATCACGATCACGCCGCCGCGCTTCGGCATGTCGAGCTGCAGACGGCCAAGGATGTCGGCGGCCCGATCGTCGAGGATCCGCCGCAGATCGTCCCAGCCTTCGCGGGTGTGGAGGTTAATCGACATCGGCGCTGGCCTTCGACGCAGCTGCGCAAATGTGCCGATGCCAATTTGCCAGCATCGCAGCGGCGGTCACAGTGTGATGCTTCGCCTTCTCCCAGTTCTCCTCTAGCGTGGCATGGGCGGCTTTGCTGGTGAGATAACCGGCGAGCCAATACCAATCCCACGCGGTCTTGCTGGCGTCGTGTTCCGCGCCCCAACGATAGACTTGATGCTTGGCCTCGGACACCGCCGCCTCGACGAAAGGCTCGATCACCGGCGTGTTCATGATCTTATTCAGACGCTCGACCTCGGCGAGCAGATCACAGGCGTTCTGGTGATTGAGTTTGCCGCCCTCATCGACGTGCGACCTCATGTTCTCGAGATATTCGGGGCGCATCAGGACTCCTCCGCTGGCATCGCCTGCTCGATCGTGGCGAGACAGTTCGCCGCCATGCCGCGCACATCGCGCGTCAGCAGGTATTCGACCGCATCGAGCTTTTCGCTCTCGCGCGCAATGTAATCGTCAAGCTCGGCAACGCGCCGCCGCACGATCGACAGCAGCTGCCGCGCGTGGGGAAGATCCAGCTCGATGCGGATGCCGGCGGCCATCACGCCCTCACCAGCTGCGTGACCGCGACCAGGACGCGATCGATTTCGTTGCCGTCCTCGCGCAGATCCTCGATCGCGTCGCGGGCGTATTTGATGTTGGCGCGGGTGTCGCCGATCGCGCGGCCGAGATCGGCGTTGCTCACGCCCAGCTCCACCGATGTGATGTAGCTCGCCATCTGGCGGATCCGCGCCGCGCGCAACCATTGCGGATTGCTCGGCCGCTGCACGGAGAAATCGGTCGCCAGCAGCATCGCCAGATCGAACGCCATCTGCATCGCGATGGTCTGCATCACCAGACGATGAAACGCCGCGACCACCTGCGGCGGCTTGGTTTCGCGCGGCGCATCCAGCGCCGCCTGCAGCTTCGCCAGCGTGGCGCCCATCGGCGCGCGGTTGCCGCGGCGCAGATCCCGCCAGGTCCAGATGTTGACGCCGGCGAGACGCGCGAACTGATCGTGCGCAATCCCGGCCGCAGCGCGGCGGCGGTCGATCGCGGCGATGCGTGGATCAACGCTTGACGAAGCAGAGGGCGCGACCGGATTTTGAACGCGCGCCGTGAGGCTTGACGAAGCAGAGGGTGCGGCGGCTTTGACGCACGTTTGACGAAGCAGAGGGCGAGGTGCCAGCCGAGGATCCTCGCGCAGCTTGGTGTCTGCAATGATGTCGAGCTGCGCCGCCATGGTTCACCGTTGCGAGGGCTGGACGTCGTCGGAAAAGCACTCACGCAACGCGGACATGGCATGGTCGAAACGCTTGATGCCGTCGGCGAGCGCGATCACCTCACCGCGCACCACGCGAAATTTCTGATTGCTGACGACAAGCAATGGCCGCGTGCGCGGCGGCGGCGCCTCGCCGACGAGCTGCAGCGCCTCGATCTCGCGACGGTGTTGTTCGCGCCAGCTCGGATCACCGAACCCCGGTCGCGTCACGATCGGCAGGATGATGACGGGCGCGGTCATGCCGCCTCCTCGATGACGGTGCGCAGAGGCCAGTGAGAACCACCACCGACATAGTAGCGCTCGGTCGCTCGCGGAAATCGCGTCATCGTGTCGGGAAGTTCGGTGGCCCGACGCCACAGCGGATAGGTGATCGGCACCTCAAGCGATCCGCCGCTGCGGTCGACAATGAATTGTAGCAGCGCTGATGTGCGATCTCGATTGAGGTAGATGGTAAGGGGCGGCTTCATGACAGCGCCTTTTCCGCGCGCATCACATCGCCACGCATGAAGCCGGTGAGCGAATTGACGTAACAGATCGCCCGGCTTTCCCGGTTCGCGTCCTGGTCGGTTCGCGCGAAGGCCAGCTCGGCGATGCACTCAACCAGGCACGTCGCCTCGTAACCGATGAGGGTCTGCTCGTTGCGAATGTCCATGCGCATATCCGCGACCTGCTCGCGCAGAACGCGGATCGAGGCATCGGAGATCTGTGTGCGGCGGTTTTCGGCCAGCCCTTCGCCAATCAGCACGAGGCGCTTGGCGAGATCCAGCGGCCTGACAGGATCCTGTGCTGTCATGACTTCGGCCTCCAGTGGATCGCCATCACGCACATATCGTCGCAGATGCCCTGCGTGATGCCCTTGACCGATGCCGTCGGGTTGCGCCCGTACCAGTCGGCGATTTCCTTTTCCATGCGGACGCGGATCGCCTCCGGCCACTGTTCGAAGCGATGGCCGACCGGCTTGTCCCGCTCGAATTCGTTCATCAGCATGTTGATGTACGCGACGTTGCAGCCTTCGAGATCGAGCGTGACGATCTTCTCGCGCTGCATGTCGCCCACCATGGTGTGCGGTGTATCGGCCAGCTTGGGCTGTCGCGGGATGGTGCAGGACGTCATGATGCCCCTCAGAAAAAAGAACGCCCCGACACCGCTTGAACGATGCCGAGGCAGTTGACGACGAAGCCCGCCAAGAGGGCCGCCGCGATCAGAAGGCCGGCCACGCGGAAATCCCGCCGGTCCTCGGATGAGTGATTGAGACTGTCGACGTGGCGGCGCATCAGGCGGCCTCTCCGCGGCGATCGTCACGCTCGGCGACTGCCTGCCGGACGTGAGGCAGTTCGAGCAGATGCAGGGCGGTTTCGATCTCCCGCTCGACCACCACCTGCCGCACCCGCTCGACTGTGCGCTGGAGCGGTCCCATGGGACGATCCCGGCCGATCTGCTGAACGGTTTGCTTGTCGAGCTTGGCCTGGCGGGAGATTTCAGCCTGACTGAGACCGACCCTTTTGGCCCTCTGAAGGAGATTGTCGCCGCTTGCCATGACCCGGATAACCTGCGAATGTGACTGTAGTCACATGGCGATCTGATTTGCGGCACATTTGCAAGTGGAAAATCATCACATCGCAATCGCCCATCCACAAGTCCACCGTCGCGGGGGATTGAACCCCTCTGCGAAGGTTATTGCCGTGACCCGGAAGCCGAAAAGCGAAGTCAATGAGGCCTTGCGTGCGGCTCAACTCGAATGGCTGGCACACGCGGAAAAGACGACGGGCAAGACACACACCGAGCTGGCCCGTGAAGCCTCGGTCGATCCGTCCACTCTTTCCAAGTTCAAAAGTCAGCCCAATCGCGTCCTGACGGCCCTGACGATCACCCAGATCTCCACCCGCTGGTCGATCCCCGCGGGCGAAGACGTCATCGGACCAGGAGCGCCGCGCGGTTTCGGCGAGGAAGCCGTCCCTTATAAGACGCCCATAAATGGCTCCATGCTCGATGCCGCGATCCAGGCGCTGATTGCCGGCAGAAATAACTGCGACCCCTGGACGCTGCGCACAAGGTCACTGGAGGCCGTCGGCTTCATGCCCGGCGATGTGGTTCTGGTCGACCTGTCTGCCTCACCGCGTGACGGCGATGCCGTTCTCGCCCAAGTCTACGATTTTACCTCAATGAAAGCGCGCACGATCTGGCGCCGGTTTCGCCAGAGTGGCGAGCTTGGCTTCCTGGTGCCTGCCAGCTTCGACCCGGACGCCGGCGAGCCGATGCTGGTCAACGGCCGGAATGTTGTCGTGAAGGGTGTCTTGCTACCGCATCGGCTGCGCCCTGTGAATAACGCGGCTTAAGAGTTGTTTCATGTGAAACACTTTCTTCCGGTCATGTGACCGCTTGCCTATTACCATGTGACTGTTATCATATGCCTCGCTGATTTGCAGGGAGGTAGAATGTCCGACACTCACAGCATCACCAGATCGATTGTCAGCGGCAATGGCGCGTCGGTTTATCGCGCCCGCTGCTCGTGTGGCCTGCGCGTCGATGCGCCCAGGCTGTCCGTTGCAGGCCGCCGCAAGCAGGCCCGCGCGATCGCGAAGCATCTGGCCGACGTCGGCCAGGTCGAACAGCCGGAGCTGGCGACATGAGCCCGCACCGCAACCATGTCGAGGCCCGCGCCAATCGCCGCCCGGTCCGCCAGTTCGTCAGCGACACCCACGATCACAAACCGGATGCCGGTATCTCGATCAAAACGCACCAACGCCTCATTCTACAGCGCAACGGTGTGGTTGCTCTCGAAACACGCGCCCCGGGATTGATAAGGATCTCATTGGCGGACGATCTGCGATATCGCATCGAGCTGAAAACCAATCGAGGATGGGAAAGCCGCGGAGAGCACAAAGACGAACGCACAGCGCGAAAAACCTATGCTGAGCGCAACAAATTCTTCCGCTGGCGCATGGTGGCCTTCAATGACATCGGATACGTCCGTCTCCCCGACAGTTGGAGGGGAGGCCCGTCATGGTGAGCCCGATCATCATCACCGCCATCGCCTTCGCCGCCTTGATCGGCATCGCCGTGTTGCTGCACTGCTGGCACGCCAGCATCGAGCGGAGCATCACATGGTGACCGCGGCAACACCTCCGATCGTCGCCGCGCTCGATGCGCTGGCGGCCGATCCCAATCTGCAGTTCGCCGCCGGCGCGGTCACCGTCGCGCTTGGCATCGTCGCGATCGCGATGTCGATCGCCGAGATCCGGCGCTGGTGGCAGTGGCGCGACATGCGCCGCCTGCTGCGCCGGCAGCGCGGGAGGCTGTGATGCTTTCAAAAATCCTCACGTTCGTGACGTCCGACAGCCCGGCCATGATTGCATGGAGCAATATCGCCATCGGCGCAGTCGTCGGCGGAGCGCTCGTTGCCATGCTGTTTTGGCTTTGCATCGACAGGAGCCGGTGATGGCCGAACGATATCGCCCTTGTCGAACAGGCCTGCATGTCTGCGGCGCGGATGAGGACGCCAACGAATTCTTCACGCTCGCTAACTATCCGGCGCGCGATCAAGCCGAGGCCAACGCGGCTTTCGATCGCGCGCGCAAAGAGTGCGAAGCCGGCGCCGGGGAGCCAGCCGATTTTGTCGTCGACCTGATGTGCGCCGGCGACATCAGCGACGATTTCCACGTCACACGACAGATGCTGCCGAGGTTGGCCAAGGCCGTTCACGGAGTTTCAACCGATGCGTAATTCCTACACCGCGTTCGAGGTCGCGCAGAAAATCGGGATCTCGCTCGATACGTTCTATCGCACCCGCGAGCGGCGGCACGGCGAGGATGGCTTGCCGCGGCCAATCAGCGAGCGCGGCCCGCTGCGCTTCGAATGCACCGGCATCGACGCCTGGCTGATGCGCCACCATCCGGCGCGGCCGGCCGCGCGCGCCGCCAACGATACCAGCCTCGCGCCTGTGCTGGCGGCGATGACCGACGCCGAACACCGCGACCGCCTGCACCGCGCCTATGCACCGCAAACGCCGCCGGTTCCCCTTGACAGCAGCCGCCGGCGCGCCCGAGGCTAAATCTCTTCCTCCGTCCGCACCGGAGCCGACATGGCAAACGTCCGACTTCCCTACGTCCGCCTGCGCGAGCAGCCCGACGGCACGATCAGGCCGCGATCCTCGCACGGCCCGCGCCAGCGCGCGCTGGGCTTCAAGGATCAGGATCTGAAACATCCGAACGGCGCGTGGCTTACGTTTCAGGAATGCCGCGAGTTCTCCGACACGCGCGTGCGCGAGGTGGCGGCCGCGATCGAGAGCGGCCAGAGCGTTGCCTTGCCCGTGCGCAAGGGAAGCACGATCGAACATCTGCTGGAGGACTGGATCGCATCGCCCGAAGTGCAGGGCCTGTCGGCGAAGTCGGTTTCCAGCTATCGCAAGGCGATGCGCGCGGTGATCTTCCGGCCGGAGAGCCGCACCGAGGCCGCCGATCGCCGCAAGAAGGAGAAGGCCGCCGCAGTCCTTGGCGTGGCGCCGCCCGAACGCGAGCGCGAACCGATGGCGGCCGCAACGCCGTCCAGCGTCGGCGCGCCCGAGCTGCGAAATTTCTACAACTACCTGAAAGACGCGCGCGGCCATCACATGGCGCTGGCCGCGATCGCCGCGCTGTCCGCCGCCTTCACCTGGGGCCGCGAAAGCACCAGCTGGCGGCTCGGCCGCAATCCGCGGCTCGATATGGAATTCGACCAGCCCGACGGCCGCGTGGTGCTGGTGACGCTGGAGGAGTTTCACGCGCTGGTCGCCGCCGCCGATGCCAGCGGCCGCCCGTCGATCGGCGACGCGATCTATCTCGGCCTGTTCACCGGCCAGCGCCAGACCGACCGGCTCGCGCTGGTCGACGTCGGGCTGACAGGCGAAGGCCGCCGCAAGTTCAAGCAGAGCAAGACCGGCGCCATCGTCGAGATCAAGGAAACACCGCAGCTCGCCGCGCGCCTCACCGACGCCGGCCGCCGCGCCAAGGAATTAAAGCTCCGGCTGCAGCTGCGCGAGCTGCCGCAAACCATCGTCGTCGACGAGACGACCGGGCGGCCGTACAACGAACACACCTACCGGCATTCCTTCGCCGATATCCGCACCCTGGCGGCATTCGGCGCGCTCCATCGCTCATCCATCGAGGACGCCAAGGTGCGCGCAGCACAATGTGCTGCTGACATGCGAAAATGGTGGCCCGAGGTAGAGAGAAAATTCCCGCTCACGGGCAATCCAGAGCAGGTCAACAGCGCGATCGACGCCCGCGGCGAAGCGCTTTCCCAATGGCTGATGGCGCGCGCAAAGCTCGACAGCAACGGCGCCCCCGACGCGTGGCGGCTGACGCCCTGCCCCGGCCTGCTGTTCGTCAATGTGCGCGGCGAGATAGACGCCAAGCACGATCAGGATCTCCGCGACACCTGCGTGATGCTGCTCGATCGCGCCGGCAATGACATCCTGTCGATCTGCGATGTCACCGGCCACAGCTACCAGTCGGCGCAGACCATCATGAAGCACTACCGCGCCCGCAACGCCGCGCGCGCCGACGTCGCGATCGACAAGCTGGTGGCGTTCATCGGCAAGGAAGGAATGACGGGATGATCGAACTGCGCCCCAGCACAGATGGCCCATGGCAGTTCGCGGTCGTTAGCGATGAGCCAGACGTCACCATTTACATGCTGTATCCGGGAAAAGCAGTCGTCGATCGCGAGAATGGCCCTCGGCTGTTGGCGGACCTTTGCGTTGGAACGCTGCGCGATCTGACCGGGGACGAAAATTCGCAGTGGGATTACAACCACACACTCACAGATTGACGCCGGGCCGGCGCAGCCGATCGGGCACATAACAGCGGTAGATATGCGCGCAGTGCCTCATGACGACCCGCATCTGCGGCCGGCCGATCGTCAGCCGGTCATACTCCTCAGCCGCCGCATCGAAGTGCGTGAACTCGCCGACGATGATGTGATGGCTGTCGTCGTCATTGGCGATCTCGACATAGAATTCCTTGGCCTGGCCGGCGTGCAGCAGTGTGAGAAGTTCGGACAT